TTAAATTTAAGGTTCAATAAACAGACTTGATTCGCCTGCGGGCGGTTTACCCTCAAAGAGATAGGGAGTACCAAACTTCTCTATCTGTTTCCGAGGAACCGCTGTGTCCCGACAATACCGGGCAATCGCCTTGTACAACTGGAATCCGCGGTACCGTTCCGAGAGATCGGCAGTCGATACATCTTTGAACAGAATTGAGCGGCCGTCGGGTAGTGTGAGCCACTGCATGAACATAGCGTACAAGGGATTGCCCGCGTACTCCTCCGATGGCCCTTGCGGAAAACAGTCCCAGAACATAGAAGTCGCCAGACGTACGAGGTCAAACGATGGATTAGGTTTCACTTCGGGGTATTTTGGGTTGTAGAATGGTGCGATATTGTACTGTCCTCCAGCTTCCTCCTCCTGGTGAAACTGGTCGGACATAAAGAACTTGGACTCTTTCATTTTCGGCAACTTCACGGAAAAAGTGGCCCGATCAAAATCAATAATCTTAATGAGTTTTCCGTAAGTAGGAACACGGTAGGTCTTTCCACCTATTCCGTAGTAGAAATACTCCCTGTCTGTTGGAACGTACATCACATTCATTACATGGAGATCGTTATGCACAAATCCAAAAGAACGCTGGGCAAAGGCTAGTGCGAAAATCACCTGGGCTATCCACGCACACCGTTTATGAAGTTCCGAGTTTTCCTTGAACAGTTTGTACATCGTTCCCTCACACTTCTCCATCACTGTGACCTGGATGGGGGCATCCTTGAAGATAGCGTGGGCAAACGGCTCATCTTCTTCCGGTTCTGAAAATCCACCTGTACTCTCGCTGCCGTCACCATCATCATCATCTTCATCTTCATCTTCACTATCACTATCGGAACACGACCGAACGTTGAAAATATAGTCCGTTGAACAATCATCTGTGCTTTCCAGATCTCCAGAATCTTCGTGATCGTGTTCATGGCCCTGTCCCTCGTCATCAGCATCATAGTTTGCAGGGATAATTGGGAGAGTAGATGTGGGAGTAGGAATAGGTTCAAGCTCTGTGGCTCCCAAATCAATATCCTCAGAAGGACCATCGGCAAACTGGAGAACTGGGATTTCGGGTTTCCTTAGACGCAATTCAAAAAAGTGTCCGATATTCTGTGAGAACCATGGGCGATCACACAGATCCTCGTAATCGTCGGAAATGTCGAGGACATGCTTTTCGGCAACACCTGAAAAGACTCCGTAGACACGAGGAAAGTGCTGACTTCCGGACTCGGATAGAACGAGAGATGCAAGTGAGCCAACATATCCCGCATTGTACGGAGACTGGATACGCAGAGGTTCAGTCGCTACCTCGCCGACATTTGGGAGACCTGTTCCAGCATACTCTCCATGCATGACTCGGTAGGCAGAATACAACATCGTCTTCTTCAGATGAACTGGTGTTTCCGACCCTCCAGCATAGACGGATGATTCTCCTGTAATCGTCTGAATCGGTATCCCAGTCTTTATCCCGTAATGGTGGGGCAGGCGAACGTCCAACTTAAACAACTTCTCGATCGAAGGAAAAAAAGGCTGGAGGCGGCGAAGACCCCAGTGTTTCTGTGCTTGTTCCTGTAGCCCCTGGATATTCGAATACTTATGGACATCCAATGGACTGTTGGTTGTCCGTAGATCCGATACGGGTTTAGGCATTATGTTTACTTCCCCTCTTTTTGCTTCTTGCTGTACCGCAGCGTCCCGTCCAAAATTGACCCCTCTTCTGGGAAAATGGTATCAAAGTATGCTCCCAGAAAGGTATCAAAAATGTATTTGAGTTTGTTGGTGAGATCCCCGAGGAAAATGAACATGGCGAACATGAAGAAAAGGCCGGCAGTATACGAATCCACAAAGTTCTCTAACCCCCTCCGAACAGGGATGATGGGAGCGGATACGTTTATCGAATACACTAGCCAGAAGGCAACAATACCGATAATAGCTATTTCCAACGATACATCAAACACCTGGTACGACAGCCCCTTCTCTTCCCACTCCTTGTTTTTATCGTTGTACACATCAAACAGGTAGTAGAGAACATAGGACAGTAACGCACCAGCAAGGGTATAGAACACCGAAAAGATCGCAATGTTTCCCGTGACTCGTACGGCATCACCTGCCGTCAACTTGATGGCGTGAACTGTATATGCGTGTGTAGTTTTGGCCATTATTTATTCGTGTGAAAATACTAATACTGGTACGTATGAACTTTAATATCAAAAAGTTCAACATGGAAGTGATTAAAGAACGATGTGCGATGGATTCTAGAAAATCGCCTATGATCGTGATTATCGGAAAGAAAGATACGGGAAAATCGTTCTTGGTGCGTGATATTCTCTTTCACAACCAGGATGCATTTCCTATTGGAACTGTGATTTCAGGAACAGAAGTGGCCAACCGCTTTTTCCAAGATATGGTTCCATCCAAACTCATTCATGACAAGTACAAACCTGAAATTATCATGAACGTTATTCGTCGTCAATTAGCACTTAAACAGCAACGTAACCAAACGAACGGGTCAACCATTGACCCTCGTGCTTTCCTGATTCTGGATGATTGTTTATACGACGCGACATGGATCAAAGAAGAATCTACCCGCTACGTGTTCATGAACGGCCGACACGTGGATCTATCCACCATGATCACCATGCAGTACCCCCTCGGTATTACTCCTAATCTCCGCACGAACGTAGATTTTGTTTTCATTCTTCGTGAGAATATTCTCGGTAACCGCCGTCGTATCTACGAGAATTATGCAGGTATGTTTCCCACCTTTGAAATGTTCTGCCAGTTCATGGACCAGTGTACTGAGAATTATGAATGTCTGGTGATCTGCAATTCATCCTCCTCCAACAAGTTGGAAGACCAAGTGTTCTGGTATAAGGCGAGTGACCACCCCCAGTTTCATATGTGTGCCGATTCCCTGTGGGTGGATAATAGGCCATTCATGTCCACAATGTTAGCGGCAAACGAGTACAATCCTGATGCTCTAAACAATCGCAAGGGACCCTCCGTCTGGGTCAAGAAAGGTGGCACTTAATCTCTTAGTCTCGCATGGCTCCGCATACTCGTTTACTCTCGCATGGCTCCCTCCGCTGGGTGAACGGGCTTGGCGAGATCCTGCAGCTGGTTCTGCTCCGCACGACGCTTGGCGTTCTCCTCCTTCTGGGCCTTGATAGACATCTCACGCTCCTCCGCAAAGAACAGTTCGCGATTGGCCTCGTTCTCCTTGTACTTCCGCATGATCTCGTTGAGCTGCGAGTTCGCGTACTCCACATTCTCCATGAGATGCTCGGACGGCTCCCACGGCAGCCAGCAGCCCATACGGCCGATCATCAGATTATCCTTAGGATACTTCCGCTGCAGGACCTTGCACCACAGCTGGGCCTCCTCGTACGAGGGGAACGCACGACGGACCTTCACTCCGCGGATATTGCACTGGAAGCTGTTGGCCTTATCGAACGCCTCCTGCACCTCCTTCTCGTGCTTGAGGAGGAAGACCTGGTACTGCTCGGGGATATCCGACTTCTTGATCTCTTCGCGGTGGGTCTTCTCGAAATCGTGGATATCCTTCATGATATCATCGATCTTGATGGAATACTTCTTCGCAATGTAGTCGGCCAGATGTTCCAAACCCTTCACCTTGAAGTCGTAGTCTGTCCACTGCATGAAGTGCTTGAAAAAGAAGTCCTGCTTACGCTCAATCACCTTCTCGGGCGAGATGAAGGACACAATCACGTACCGCTGGTTAGGCAGCTCGGGGTCCTCATCGAGGTAGTCCACCACGCCCTCCTCATCCGTCTTGGGCAGCTCAACCTTCTTTGTCGACGAAGACGCCATTTATACTTCCTACCAACCCTTGTTAAAACACTTTTTTCCCGCGTATACACAAACAACAAATGTGGACGTCGTTAGTGTATGCTGCGGTTCTCTTCTACCTCCTGACGCCTGGCGTGCTGGTGTCGCTGCCCCCTGGCGGATCGCGGACCACGGTCGCCGTCACCCACGCCGTCGTTTTCTCCCTTGTATGGTGCTACACGCATAAGGCGGTACACGGACTTGTCGGCAAGTAATGTATTCTGTTTGAATAATGAGCAAGGACGCCCTTGACGTCTTTATTTCCAAGACGAACTGGAAGTATGGAAGCTTTTCCATTCTTCCGATTGTGTTTGGCCTAGCAATGGCCACCATTGACGTCGTGATGATGTTCACTGCAAAGTTTGTGAGTCTAGGGTCTATCTCGTACGGACTTGGCCTCACTATTGCTACCCTTGTGTATTCCGTCCAGCCCTACCTGTTCATCAAGGCTACACGGTTAGAAAGCATGACTGTGTCCAACCTCATTTGGAACCTGACATCCGACGTCCTCGTCACATTTTCGGGCGTCATGGTGTTCAAGGAATCTATCAGGGGACTGCGTTGGGTTGCCATCGGTATGAGTATGATTGCCCTCCTCCTCTTTGCCTACACTGATGACTAATTGAAAATTTCTCCTTTATCAAGTATAAACCAAGATGGCCGCCACACAAGCCCCCGCCCCGTCCATGGGAATCGATGTTGCCGACCTCGTCAAGCGCCTGGTCAAGTACGCCCTGGAGGGCCTCGCTGTCGCCGTCGCGTGCTACCTGCTCCCGGGCAAGAAGCTCCGCGTCGATGAGATCGGCACGATTGCCCTCACGGCCCTGGCGGTGTTCGCCATCCTCGATATCTACGCCCCCTCGGTCGGCTCCTCGGCCCGCACGGGTGCCGGCTTCGGCATTGGCGCTAAT